TGAGCGAGGCCAGGTACGCACAAATCATCAAGCTGGGCAGCATGGGGGCGGCTGGCCTGGTGTTACTGGTACTCACCGCAGGAACGCTATAGGGGTGGAGAATGCAGGAATGGATGGCATGGACAGCAACCGGGATCATGACCGCGTTGATCGGAGTCACCGGCTGGATATTGCGGACCGTGGCTAATCTGCCAGCGGACTATGTGCCCCGCACTCAAGTCAACAGCCGCTTCGATCAGCTCAAGGCCGAAATTCATGAGGACATGACGAAGCAGGAGGACCGGACCGAAAAGCGGTTCGATCGGCTGGAGGCGTATCTGGTGCGGATCGAGAGCAAGCTGGACGGCAAGGCGGATAAGTAGATGGCCAGACCAAGCAAGTACAAACCTGAATACTGCGACTTGCTGGTCAAGATGTTGGCAGATGGTGCGTCGCTGACCGAATTCCGGGCCGAAATCGGTGGCGTTTCCCCGCAGACCCTGCATAACTGGAAAGAGCGCCATAAAGAGTTTCTGGAAGCATTTACGCGCGCCGAGACAATGGGAGAGGCGTATTGGGAGCGAAAATTGCGAACCGAGTTGATGCTGGACAACAAAGCGAATGCCCCGCTGGTCAAGCTGTACTTTGCAAATCGCTTCGGTTGGTCCGACAAGCAATCGCAGGAAATAACGGGCAAAGACGGGTCGCCGCTGGGCATAACAGTAAAGTTTGAAGATTAGCCAGCCCAAGTGGGCGCGGGAACTCTACAACCCGCACCGCTACAAAATTCTCTATGGAGGGCGCGGCGGCGGCAAATCCTACGCCGTGGCCGATGCCCTGTTGATTCAGGGCGCGATGGAACCGCGCCGCGTGCTATGCGCTCGGGAGTTTCAGGCTTCCATCAAGGATTCGGTCCACAGGCTGCTGTGGGACCGCATCGAACAGCTAGGGCTGTCGGGCTGGTACGAGGTTACGCGGGACGCCATCAGCGGCAGGAATGGAACGCTGTTCGTGTTCCGGGGCGTGCGGCACAACATCCAGTCGATCAAATCCATGTCCGGCATCACGCGGGTATGGATCGAAGAGGCGCAGAGCGTCACTGAAGAGTCTTGGCGGGTACTGATTCCGACCATTCGCCATCCCGGGTCCGAAATCTGGATGACGCTCAATCCTGACCGGGAAGAGGATGCGACGAGCCAGCGGTTCTTGGAGAGCTGTCCGGAGGACGCATTCCGGATCAAAGTTGGTTACGGCGAGAACAAGCATTTCCCGGAGGTGCTGGAAGAAGAGCGGCTCCGGGATCGAGAGCTGCTGGACCCGGCCACCTACGCGCATATCTGGGAGGGCGAGTATCTCGTCAACTCGGATGCACAGGTCTTCGCCCGGAAATGGCGTGTCTCGGAATTCGAGCCCGGTGATTGGGATGGGCCATATCACGGGCTTGACTTTGGCTTCAGCCAGGACCCGACCGCAGCCGTTCGATGCTGGGTGCATGATGATCGGATCTGGATCGAATATGAGACTGGTGGAACACACATCGAGATTGACCAGACCGCCCCCCGGTTGATTGAGGATATTCCGGGAATCGAAAAGTTCGAGCTACTGGCCGATTCCAGCCAGCCGAACATGGTCGAGTACCTGAGACGCCACGGTCTGCCGAGGTGCAAGGGCGTCCACAAGTGGAGCGGGTCGGTTGAGGACGGTATCCGGTTTATCCGCTCATTCCGCGAGGTGGTCATCCATCCGCGCTGTAAAGAGACGGAGCGGGAATTCAGACTTTACAGCTACAAGATGGACCAGCGATCCGGGCAGATATTGCCGGACGTGGTAGATGCGCATAACCATTACATCGACGCCATACGGTATGCCCTTCAGCCCCAGATTAGGAAACGCGACGTGAGGCAAGCAACCAAAGCCGTAGGCGGAATGTACTGATGGCAGTCAATCTCACGCATCCGAAGTACGACAAGTACAAGGATGAATGGCGGCTAGTCCGTGATGCTTATGAGGGCGAGCGCAAGGTCAAGGAGCGCGGCGTCTGGTATCTACCCAAGCCCAGCGGATTTAACGCCATGCCGGACGGCGGGAAAAGCATGTATAACGCGTACCGTCAGCGCGCCGTGTTCCCTGACATTTTCGCGCCTGCCGTTCGTGGCATCGTGGGAATGATCCACGGTCAGGAATGGAGTATCGAATTACCCGCCGGACTGGAGCCGATGCGCGAACGAGCCGCATCGGATGGGCAGGACTTGCAGACACTAGCCCGTCGCATCACGTCGGAAATCCTGATTTCCGGGCGCGTCGGATTGTTGGCTGATGTTCCCGCCGATGGTGGGGAACCTTACATCTCGGTTTATGACGAGCTTTCGATCATCAACTGGGACGATGATATGTCCCTGTTCGTGCTCGACGAGTCCGACTACTTCCGGGATGAGTTCCGCTGGAAATGGGACGAACGCTATCGAGTTCTATCGCTCCGCGATGGCGTCTATGTCCAAGAGCTATTCGACGACGCATCAACGCCGGGGCCGGAAATCCAGCCGTCTGCCCGTGGTGGCGCATCGCTTGATCAAATCCCGTTTGTTATCGCCGGGCCGAAAGACCTGACGCCTGAAATCGACAACCCGCCATTGATGGGCATTGCTCGCGCGGCGCTTGCGTACTACCGACTTGACGCCGATTACCGGCACCAGCTCTACAACAGCGGCCAGGAAACGCTGGTAATCATCAACGGCGACGCGCCGGATTATGTCGGCTCCGGGGTCGCGATTGAATTGCACGCCGCTGAAGGCGTGACGGCAGACGTGAAATATGTCGGGCCTTCGGGTCGGACGATCAGCGCACACAAGGAAGCGCGGCAAGACGAACTTGCACGAGCTGCTGACGCTGGCGCGCAGCTATTCGCCCAAGACGGCGGTGCAAACGAATCAGGCGACGCGCGAAGGCTTCGCATGTCGTCGGAAACGGCGAAAGTCAAGACCATCGCCAGATCATCGGCGGCAGCACTGGAAAGCGCGCTGAGATCGGCTGCGCTCATTGCGGGCGGAAATCCGGATGATGTGAGCGTCAAACCCCCGGCGAAGATTCTGGAACCGGTGATGGAAGGCCAAGAAGTCGTTCAGTTTGTCAAGGCATGGACCGAGGGCGGCTTCAGCTTCCAGACGCTAATCGAGAATTTGCAGCGCGGTCAGATCATCCCGATGGACCGCGATGCTGAACAGGAAACCCGGTTGATCGACTCGAACGAGTTTAGAGAGACCGATCTTTAGGCGAAATGCCGATGGCGAAACGCCTTTTAATTACTAAGCGAAACGCGAGGTAACCATGCTCAAAAGTACCCTTGAATCACTGGACGGACTTGACGAAAACCTGCACGATTTTTATCAGCAATCTGATGGCGTGTACGTTCTCAAGGTTGATGGAATTCGGGAGCATCCCGACGTGTTGAATCTGCGAAAAGCATATGACGCTGAAAAGCAAAAGCGCAAAGAAGCGGAAGACAAGGCGCGAGAAATCCCGGAAGACTTCGACATCGACCAGTGGAAAAACGTCAAATCCGGCAAGGCCAAGGAAGAAGACCTTATCAAACTGCGGAAAGAACTTGAAGCGGAACGCGACGAGTGGAAGGGCAAAGCACAGGCGCTGGAACAGCAGACCTATCAGCTTACCGTTTCCCGCCAGCTTGACGACGCGCTCGCAAATGCGGGCATCACAAATCCGACATTCCAGAAAGCCGCCCGAGCGCTGTTGAGCGATGGGGTCACGGTTAAGGACGGGAAAGCCGTCGTCGATACCGACATGGGGCCGATGGAAATTACGGAGCACGTGAAGCGCTGGGCATCTTCTGAAGGTCAGGCATTCATCGAGCAGCCGAAAGGCGGCGGGTCCAAGGGCAACAAGAGCGGTGATCCTCGCGAGACGCGGAAGTTTACTGAAATCCCGTCAGGTGAACTCTCCGAATTGCGGAAGAGCAACCCGGAAGAGTATGACCGCCTGAAAACCGAATATCACGAAACGAGGTAAAAAGCAATGGCTACTGTACGTCTTACCGACATCATCGATGTCACGGTCTTCAATGACCTGCCGGCTGTGAACGGGCCGGAAAAAACCGCGTTCTACGATTCGGGCGTCGCAATCCGCAATGCCCTGTTGGACCAGATCGCTAGTGCTTCCGGTAAGGTTGCGGAGCTTCCGTTCTGGAATGACTTGGACGCATCGACCGAGCCGAACTTGTCGAGCGACGACCCGGCATCGTCTGCTGTCCCGCAGAAGATCACGCAAGGCGAACAGATCGCGCGCAAAGCTTTCTTGAACGAAGGTTGGAGCGAAACCGATCTGGCCGCAGAGCTGGTCATGGGGCCGCGTGCGATGGAGCATGTGCGTTCACGTGTTGATACCTACTGGCGTCGGCAGTGGCAGCGCCGGCTGGTGGCTGCTGTTAACGGCATCATCGCCGATAACGTTGCGAATGATTCCAGCGACATGGTGAATGATATCTCCGGGGCCACTAATGGCGATGTCGGCGCTGCAACCAAATTCACGCGGGCCGGTTTCACGGGCTCGGCGTTTACCGCTGGCGATCATTTCGATGATTTCTCGGCGTTCGCCGTCCATTCGGTCGTCTACAAGACGATGGTCGATAACGATGACGTGGACTTTATCCCGGATTCAGAAGGCCGTCTGACGATCCCGACCTTCATGGGCCGCCGTTTGATCGTTGATGATGGAATGCCGTTCACCGCTGCAGGCGGCTCTGGAGCATCTGACACCGCACCGTTTTACACGTCGGTGCTGTTCGGGCCGGGCGCATTCGGCTGGGGTGAAGGCTCGCCAGAAATTCCGACCGAGATCGAGCGCGAAGCCGCTCAAGGTGACGGCGCTGGCGTCGAAACCCTGTGGACGCGCAAGACCTGGTTGTTGCATCCGTTCGGGTTCCAGCAGACCGGTACCCCGACCGGCAACTCTTTCAGTCTCGCTGAACTGGCGACGGCTGCTGTGTGGGATCGCGTCGTTGATCGGAAGAACATCCCGATGGCTTTCTTAATCACCAATGGCTAAGCCACGTGGGGCCGGTTCGCGCCGGCCCCATTTTGGAGGCAATGATGAACTGGACGCCGAAACAGCATATGGAGCATCAGAAGCTGCTCCAGAAGATGGAGCAAGAGCGCCGCGTGGCCCCCCAAGGGCGATCAGTTAGGCGCAAAAACCCTGCCGACCCGGCGGAGCGCGGACCCGATTTGAATCCGGCCAATAGCGCCAACCCCGAAGCGGTCAAGACCCCAAGGCGCAAGAAGCGCAAGAAGAAAGCGAGACGCATGTAATGGCATTTGCCCCGAAGCAGTCGCGTATCTTTCGGACGTGGTACGCGCAGCAATTGGCAAAGGAGCGGCGCGCCCCGCTGATCATCGTAGGTTGGCAGTACGTCAAGCGCCTGCATGATCGGCAAAACGGAAGAGCGACGATGATGAATAAATCCCTGATCCCAGCACTGGCGATGGCATGACGCTAATTGTCGAAGACGGCACCAGCGTAACCGGCGCGGATGCGTTTATCAGCCTTGCGGATGCCGAATCGCTGTATCTGGATCGCAACGGCGAGGCATGGTCCGGGACCGATCCCGAAAAAAAGGCAGCTATTCGGCGCGCTACGGCGTTCGTTGATTCGCTGGATTTCGTCGGGGAGCCGCTGAACGGCCGGGATCAGGCGCTCGCTTTCCCGCGCAAGAATGCCTTCGACCGGAACGGTCTGGAAATCCCCGAGGACGAGGTGCCGAAAGAGGTTGTAACTGCAACCGGGCTGCTGGCCTTTGCCGAGTCCGCAACGCCGGGCATTCTTACCCCGACCGTGGACCGTGCTGGTGCCGTAAAATCCGAACAGGTTGGCCCGATCCGCGTGGAATTTGCAGGCAATCCCGGAACCGTCTCATTCAATCGGCAGGTCGTGACCGGCGCGATGGATCTGCTAAAGCCGCTGATCCTTGGGAGCAATACGAAGTTCGTCGGGCGCTCATGACATTCGATTTTGCTCGATTAAAGGCTACAGCTGACCGGCTAATCGCCAGATTCGGAAAAACCGCCGTGCTGGTTTCTTTTGAAACGTCGGGGCCTGATTTCGATCCGACCGTGACCGAGACGACTACGGACATAACGCTCGTTGAGCTGAGCTACAGCCTAACCAACCGGAACGAATCATTGGTGCAATCCGGCGATAAACTTTTTCTCGTTCAGGCCGACGCGGCCCCGTCTCTTGACGACAAGATCAGGCTCGACGGTGTGGATTACGCGATGGTCGATGTTCAGCCCTTGTCACCCGGCCCGCTGGTGCTGGTATACGAGGTGCAGGCGAGGGCCTGATGGTTACCCGCAGCCGAATCATTGACCAGCTCGACGCGCTTGAACTTGAATTGGCGCGGGCGTTCCGGGAATCGGTAAACCGAATTCGGGACCAGGCCAGGCTACAGAGACTTGCGGATAACATTGAATCTCGCGACCTTGTCGCTGCTGTACGGTCTGCTGGGATTCGGTCGGATGCAGTTTGGAGGTTGGTCACGGAGGCCACAAGGGGCGCTTATATTGCTGGCGGCGACGCATTTGCTTCTACTGCCCCGGCGCGGTTCGATTTCATTTTCGACATGAACAACCCGCGGGCAGAAGAGTGGCTTCGCCAAAATGCTACAAGGCAGATTACAGACTGGACGCAGGAACAAAGGCAGGTGGTTACCGACACTCTGACAGAGGGATTAGCTAGAGGCCAGAATCCCCGTAAAACCGCGCTTGACCTGGCTGGCAGGGTGGACCGCAGAACAGGCCGACGAATAGGCGGGCAGATTGTGTTAAATCAACAGCAGGCCGGAGCAGTTAGGAAAGCGAGCGAGGAGCTTAGAACGGGCACCAAAAACAGCCTTGGAAGCTATCTCTCGCGGAAACGTAGAGATAAGCGATTTGACAAGTTAATCAAGCGCGCTATCAAAAGCGGAGAGAGTTTATCTGACGCGGATATTGCAAGAATCGTCGGCAGATATTCAGACCGTTTGTTGCAGTTGAGAGCCGAGACGATTGCGCGAACAGAGACGCTCAACGCCTTCAATTCAGGGGCCCAAGAATCGCTGAAGCAGGCTGTTGATGAGGGCCTTGTGAATCAGGAAAACATCCAAAGAGTTTGGCGAGACGCATCCGATGGAAGGGTGCGCGATCAGCATGAAGCCGTAGACGGAACTTCAGTAGGCCTTGACGAGCCTTTCATTGTCGGCGGTGAGTCGCTGATGTTTCCCGGCGACCCGAGGACAGCATCGCCTAGCAACATCGTTAATTGCAGATGCGTTGTCAGACAGATTGTGGACTGGATCGCGGAGACTGAATGAGTTTTTCTAAGGACGTTAACAAATTCACCGATAAATACGATAAGCGATTGAAGGCGACCGCGCGGACAGCCGTGCAAGATTTAGAAGCTGAAATCAGCGCAACTGAAGGCGAAGGAGGAAGGCTTCCAATAGATACAGGATTCCTGCGCGCCTCCTTTGGCTGGCAGATCGGTAGTATGCCTTCCGGCCCCGTAAAGCCTGAAAAGTCCGAGAATCTAACAGACGAGACGTTGACCGGGCTCCCTGTGAATGTCGCGCTTGCAAGGTGGGATTTTTCTAAACCGCTGTTTGGTGGTTTTTCGGCGGCTTATGCGAGGCGACTAGAGTTTGGTTTTGAGGGCCAAGATAAGCTAGGCCGCTTTATCAGCCAGCCCGGAAGGGGCTTCGTCCGGGGTGGCACAGAGAAATGGGACCGCATCGTTGATAGTGCAGCGCGGCGGGTTAAGGCGAGGATTTGATGGCCGATAACGTAAAGCTATTCCCCGGCTCCACGTCATTCAATGTCGAACAGGCATTGTTGAGCGCGTTGGAGTCGCACAGGGGCGAACAAATGCAAAGCGTCCTAGTGATCGCCGAATACCCAGATGGAGACCTTTTCATCCGATCATCGGAAATGAACCGAAGCAGCGCCCTATGGCTCTGCAAGAAAGGCGAACTTCATGCGCTGGGTATTCTCGATGACGACGATTGAAGCCGAGCGCACGAAGTACCGCAAGATGTGGGAATTCCCGCAGTACCGCAAGAACGCGCCCGGCGAGCGGCTGGTTGATGATTGCATTGCCCGACTGAAACTCAAGCCATGTTCACTGATCGATTTCGGCTGCGGAACAGGCAGGGCGGCAAAGGCATTTCAGGATCGCGGATTCGATGTGTTCGGAATCGACATCGCGGATAACTGCCTCGATCCCGGCGTCGAAATCCCGCTATCGATTTGCTCGCTGTGGGAGTCGATCATCTTTCGGGCCGATGCTGGATTCTGCACAGACGTGATGGAGCATATCCCTACCGAGCATGTTGATGCGGTATTAAGCAACATCGCCCGGAGCGTGAAGGTCTGCTATTTCCAGATTGCAACATTCAAGGACGGTATGGGCGCGTTGATTGGCGACACGCTGCACCTAACGGTGAAGCCTGCCAAGTGGTGGGAAGAACGGCTGTCGCAGCATTTCGCATCGGTGGATACCGAACGCACAAACGGTGGCCTGATCGGCGTGTGCCATTCGTGAGAGCTTTCGTGCTGGCTTCCGGGCCTTCGCTAACTGCTACCGACCTTGCGATTGTCGAGAAACAGCCAGGCCTAAAAATCGCCGTCAACAGCACGATATTTAGCGCTCCATGGGCAGATATCTGTTTTGCGCTCGATCATCACTGGTGGCAACACTACCACGAACAGGTCAAGGCGCTGCTGTGCGAGCGCTGGTCATCGAGCGGCAATTGCGCGCCGTTCGGAGTCCAGATTGTCAAGAAGAACCGGCCCGATCAGCCGTTAATCGATGGCGTGGCCGGGAACAACTCCGGCACCCAGGCCGCCGAGTTCGCATACCTTCGCGGCGCAGATGAAATTATCCTGTTGGGCGTCGATTGCAAGCGCCACAACGGCAAGGCACACCACCACACGGACCACCCGGAACCAATGACGAACCCGACCCGTACCGATCATTGGGCGGCGGATTGGGAGCGATTCTGTCGGCTGGTGAACGTGCCGGTTATCAATTGTTCGCCGATCTGCGAGATCGAATGCTTTGAATATCGAGACTTGAGGGCTGCTTGTGGCGACTGACAGCGACATTCTGAACGCGGCATTGCAGCATATGGACTCGCTTGTAACGAGCTTGCCGATTGCGTGGCCCGGCGTGAACTTCACCCCGCCACAGTCTGGCATGTGGTTCGAGGTACGGCACTTTCCGAATGAGTCGGAAAATCTCGGGCTCGAAGATACGGCAAGCAACCTGTTCATCGGATTTTTGCAAGTTGCCGTTTTCACCCGCACCGGCTCGGGAATCGTGAAGCTGACTGAAGAGGCCGAAAAGATACAGGCACACTTCGCCAAGGGCACAGAATTCGGCCCTGTCCGAGTTCGCAAGCGTCCGCACCAGTCGCCACCTGTTCCGAGCGATGAAGCTATTTTTATCCCCGTGACCATTTCCTACAGGGGAATCGACTAACGCGGCTAGGGCGGCGTCCCCGAAAAGCGTGCTTCCTGAGCGCCTGCCGCGTTTTTAGCTTCAGGATCGCGATACCGCCTTCGGGCGGTTTTTTTATGTCTAAACCAATGAGGTATCTCAAATGGCACGTGTAAATATCGGTGCTACGTTCGAGATTGCAACGCAGTCCGATGGCACCACTCCCGACCCGCAAGAAAGCGACCTGACGGCTTCGGCCTTCGGCGCACTCTCATATACACAGGTCCCCAAGGTCGTCACGATTGGCGATACGGGCGTTGACCAAAACTTCGTGACTACGAACGTTTGGGACAAGAACCTGGCCGACCAGAACAAGGGCGCGGCAACCGGCCGTCAGGCTGATGTTGTGATTCTTGATGAGGCCAGCGACGGAAGGACCGCGATGGATGCAGCTGCTTCGATTACTGACGACACCGCGTATGCGGTACGGATCGTGTATTCCGACGGTTCCATCGAGTACAACCGCGTCAAGGTTGGTGCGCCTGGTCTTTCGAAGGGTGGCAATGAGGACGTGGCACAGGTCACGTACCCGATGGTTGCTGTTCAGGAACCGGTCACCGCGTAAACCCAATGGCCCGCCTCGTGCGGGCCTTTTTTAATCAGGAGCTGTAGATGAGCATTGATCTTTCAGGAATGGAATTGACGCGCCCGGAGCGCGAAGTCGAGATTGTTGACAAGTTCAACGAAAAAACCGGACTGAAGTTTTTGATCCGGCCAAAGACCGCAGACGGTTACCAGAAAGTCCAACGGTGGGCACAGGATCAATTCGCCACGGGTAAGAAAATTCCCGCATCCCGTCGCCGTGAAATCGGAGACAAGCTGTTCATGGCCCGCATCTCGGGCTGGGAATGGACAGGCGCGGCAAAGAAAAAGGCGGGCGATCCTGAATTCACTCCAGCAAACTTGAAGTCTGTCCTCTACGATCAAGGCGAACATTCAGCCGCGATCCGTGAACAGCTTTCGAGTGCCATCGGAGATGAAGAGGATTTTTTGCCCGAAGAGTAGAAGCACTTTGCGACCATATCCGGTATCAGATTAGATGGCACTCCAAGGATAAGGACGGCTATACCGACGCCGAGAAAATGGAACATCTCGGCGTTGTCCCTGACCCGCCGGAATTGGAGCAAGGTTCCGACCACATCCTGCAATGGTTCTTTGAACTGAACCTGAGACGACAGCCCGGATTTTCCGGGTTGTCGCCTTTGACGTTCTCCGACGTTGCGGCATGGCAATCACTGACCGGCAAGCTTACCCGTCCCGAAGAGATAGAGGCGATTCTTGAAATGGATAGCACGTACATTGAAGAGATGAACAAGAAGCGGGAATCGGATAATGGTTGATATTGCCGAACTGGGCTTGTCGGTTGATAGCCGAGGCTTCGTCAAAGCCGAGCGCGATCTTGATCGGTTTGGAAAGACTGCGAGCCGCGTGGATCGGACGGCAGAGCGGTTGGCCAATAACGCTTCGCGCGTCGGGCGTGCACTGTCAGTCGGGCTTACCCTGCCCCTTGGGGCGGCTGCCGCTGCTTCGGCCCGGCTTGCAATCGACGCCGAAGAGACGGCCAACAAGTTCAACGTGGTTTTCAGGGGTTCGATTGACCGCGCTAACGCAAGGATTCAGGAACTAACCCGCACAATCCCGCAAACTGCCACACAGCTACGCGACCTTGCGTCCGGCGTGCAGGATTTGATTGTGCCGCTCGGGCTGGCAAGGGATGAGGCCGCAGACCTGTCATTGACTGCCGTAGAGCTTGCCGGCGATCTGGCCTCGTTTAACAACGTCGGCGCGGATCAGGTGCTTGAGGCCATCAAATCTGCGCTGGCGGGCTCCAGCGAGCCGATGCGCCGGTTCGGCGTGGATACACGGGAAACACGGTTACAGACGCTTGCGCTGAATGAGGGACTTGTCGAACAGGGAGAGGAACTGGACAATGCCGCGCGCGCTCAAGCCGTGTTCATCGCGCTCCAGCGGGATTCGGCAGACGCTATCGGAGACGCTGCGCGCACCGTGGATTCGGCGGCCAATCAGGTTCGCTTCTTGCGGCGCGAGATCACGCAGCTATCCGAAGACTTAGGTCGCGAGCTAGTACCTCTCGTTCGCGAAGTCGTAGGCGGGCTGCGCGGGTTTGTGTCCGGGTTGAACGAACTGGACGCCGAAACCCGGCGCGCCGTCATCGGAATTGGTGCCGTGGTCGCAGCGCTGGGTCCTCTTCTGATCGTCCTGGCAGCAATTACCAACGCAATTCGGACTCTTCTTCCGCTTTGGCGTCGGCTTTTCGGTGCCGCAGTGGTCGGCGTGGCGCTGAAGTCTTCGGTTGATACTTTTAGGGCGCTCGGCCTTGTTATTGATGATGTGAAAGAAAACTTCGCCGGGGCGGCGGACGAAGCTGATAAGTTTTTCGGTGTGATTGAACGCGGCACCTTTTCTCTGCCGGATTCTCCGCTTGCATCCGACCTTGAGCGGATTTCAAATCTTGACCTTGAAAGCGCAGAAGCAGAGCTTGCTCGATTGCAGCGAACTCTCCGAACAATTCAGAGGCAGAGCGGCTCGGAAGAAGTAATTGGCCCGCTTGAAGAAGAAATCGCAGCCGTAGAGGCGAGAATTTCGGAACTGAACAGCGCGGCATCAGAGACGCCGGAGGCGCTAGGCAAAATTTCCGGAGCGTCGGAGGAAGCCGCCGAACGCGCGGCCGAAGTCGCCGAGTCCATGAAGGCGATGGACGACGAAATCGCCGACGCGGCCGCGCAGCTCAACGGCCCGATGGCCGAAGCGCTGCGGGAGTTCCAGCGCGAAGCCCAGCGAATCGGCGAGCTGTTCCGTAACGGCGATATTAGTGGGGAACAAGCGCGGATCAGGCTGGAGCAACTTGAAGAGCAGTTTCGCCGGACGGCCAGTGCTATCGGCGACGATCTTATCGACGACTTCCAGCGCATGGCGTTTGAAGTGTTGCCGCCGTTTATCCAGCAGATGCTCCGGCTCGAGAACGCAACCGACCGCGTGGCAAATTCAGCGCAGGGGCTTGACGCATTTGGCCGCATCGGCTCCAACTTCGCGCAGTCGATTATCAATGGGCAGAGCATCGCCGATTCGATTGAGTCCGCGCTTACCGGATTTGCCGGCCAGGGTATTAGCGAGTCGTTCGGAGAGCTATTCAGCGACGCGCTTGAGGGTTCGTTCGAGGACGTTTTCAGTAGCGAGGCGTTCCGGCGCAATTCAGCCGAAGGCTTCGCGCTTGCGATCGGGCAAGCGGTAAATGGAAACATTGGGCAAGCCGCGTTTACCACTGCCGGAAATCTAATCGGTGGCCAGGTTGGATCGGTCATTGGATCTCTGCTCGGCGGTATCCTGTTCGACGGCAAAGTGCCGAAATTCCAGGTGCGCGGTACGAATGCCACGCGCGCAACCGACGCGGGCACCGACGACATTATCTCTACATTGTTCGGCGATATTGAATTCGCATTCCGGCGCATTGATGAAAACGCACAGAACGAGCTGATCAGAATCTTTGACGGCTTCTTTGACTCACTCGGCGCGATTGTTCGCGGCGTAGGCCAACGCCAAGAGATCGCGGATATCGTCGCGCGGTTTGGCATTTCTTCGCGCAGCGGCCCGGATACGCCGGAGCAACAGCTAAATCTGCTGCTCGATGACATCCTGAACGGCGCGTTCGATGCGTTCGAGCGCGCGTTCGTCAACGTCGGCAACACTCTCGAAGAACGCATCCAGCGCCTATCTGAGCTGTTCCAGATCGAGAATCAAACAGCGCGCGGCAATGACCTCGGGCTCGGATTCCAGGGCTTGCTTTCAACGCTTGATGATCTGCGTATCGGTAATGAGTCCCTGACCGCGACGTTTGATCGGCTGCAAAGCGTGACATCTTCGCTCGACGAAGCATTCGGCCTGCTTGGTCGCCAGTTTGACGGCGGGCGTGAAGCGCTGATCCGGTTCGGCGCGGATCTCGTTGCGTTATTCGGCGACGATGCCGGCGCATTGGCTGGCCAGCTCGATCGGGCAATTGGCGCAATCTTCTCGGGGGAAGAGATCGCACAGCAAGCGATCAACCAGAGCCGCCAGCGCATCGCCGATTTGCTGGGCCAGATCGGCGTCAACGTCTCAGAGGATGCGTTTACCGCCGAGGGATTCCGCGACATCTTCGATTCGCTGTTCGGTAATCTCAATGCCGCCGATACCGCTGCGCTGATCGAGGCCGGCGCTTCGCTTGCGGACCTGATCGATGCGGAGCGGGAGCTTGCCGATATCCGTGGCGAGGGTATCGACGCGCTGACCCGAGATTGGCAGAGAGCGATTGACGGTATCCGCAACGCGCTCAATTCCCAGTTGCTCGGCGTCTCAAGTCTTACCCCACAGCAGCGATTCCGCGAGGCGCGAGAGCAGTTGTTCGACGCAGCCGCCGCCGCGCCTACCGATATCAACGCGGCCAGCTCGCTACCCGGATTATTCAATCAGGCAATCAACGAAGCTGCCTCATTTTTCGGCACCGCCGCCCCCGGGTTTATCAGCGCTGAGCGTGAGTTTCGATCGCTGCTGGAGGGGCTGGAGCTCGGCCCGGATGCGTTGCCGGTCGCCGAGAGACAGCTCGGTGAGCTGCAAACGATATCGAGTCTCGCCGAACGTCAAGTGCAACTGTTGGAATCGATCGATAGCCGACAGCCTGATTTCGGTTTTGCGGTTGAACGAGACGATCGGGTTGTTCAGCGATTGGACGCAATCGAGCAGCGAATTGAATCCGGTAATCAGGACCGCCGTCGTGCAACCGAAATCCAGGTCGCCGAGCTCACGGCTATCGTTGAGCAGCTACGTCGTGAAGTGAGGGAGCGGAGACTTTCGCCACCGTCGGCGCAGCAGACCGCGAAAATCTCGCGCCAGGAGGTGTTGCGAACATGAGGGAGGTCACGCTAGTCAAGCTGCGCTTCGCTTTTCGCCTCCGTCGTGAGACGTTGGGCTTATCAAGCGCGCCGTATTTCGGTGATGCGTCGGGGCTGTGGCAGCGAACCTGGTACCCGATTCTCGACGACGACATTGCGGTCACGATCCGCACGTCTACCGAGCATGATTCGGATTCGTCGACAGATACCTTCGGGTCCATCCGCGCCATCAACGGCGGTGATGCCGACTTTCCTCACGTGCTTGAGATACTGCGCCAGTCGCAGGTCAGAGGCCAGGAGGTCGAGGTGCGGCGCGGGTTCGTCGGACAGTCGTGGGACGAAATGGAGATCTGGATGGCCACGCAGTCAGATCAGCTCACGTCCGAAGACCAGATTTTCGAGATCACGCAAAGAAGCCGTTGGAAAGTCCTGGACCGGGCCGTAAACGACAAGTCGTTCACGTCGACCCCGGACAACCCATCGTTGACCGGTAAAGTCGTTCCGAATATTCTCGGCTTCGTCCATCAAATCGGGCCGCTCGAACTTGTGCCGAATCGCCTGATCTATTTCCTTGCGGACAACGCGCAGACCGGGGAAGGGATGGTCGTTAGGCAGGGCGGCGTTGAGCTTGTACGCGATGACCCAGCCGCCGGCATTGAAGGACAGTTCATCGGACAAGGCAAACTTGTCACTTTGTTACGCAATCCAAGTCTGCCGCTGACTTTCGACCTCGCAGGCCAGACGACCCCGACAACAACGATCGTTGAAGGTGAGACACCGTTTCCGATGACTTCGGGGGACGGCGTAAATCCCGACGGCTTTACGATGTTTTCCGGCGGCGCAAACGTAACGTTCGCCGGCAGCCAAATGACGATATCCGCATCCGTAGGAATTGGCGGCTCGGAAGTGAACCTGACGTTTGGCGCGCCCACGCCATTGACCGGGGCCACTTGGACGATCAACGGACAAAACGCGTCTTCAGAAATCAACGACGGAACCGGCACTGATTTCACCTCTGCGTCGCTTTCCTGGTCTAGCCCCAGCGCGACATTCCCGGCCGAAGGAAACTGGCGGCTGAAGTCCGTCGATTTCGACTTTGCCGCCGCTGATCTGTCCCTGGAAAATATCTGGATAGATTCCGGGCTCGTGAATTTTGACGTTATCACCACGATACCCGGAGACCAATCACTCGGCCCGGTAACCCGTACAGCATCGTCGAGCGCGACGGCCGCTGATTTTTCCACGCTCTCAAACGTGGAGATATTTGCGCAGGTGAGCGCGCCGATTAACGGTACGCTGTCGACTGTCGAGTACGGCCCGATCAGCGCGACATTCGAACAAGTGTCCGACCAGATCGCGACGATGTACAGCAGTGCAATTCTGGAGCCAGCGCAAGCGCACACCATCCGACTTTTCATTGAGAGCATGGCGTCGGGCAGCATCTACCTAGGCTCATCTCCTTCGATTGGCGGGCCAGTAACGAGGCACACGCAAGTGAACCGGTCAGGCGTCCAGGGCTCAACCGTTGTTCCGACCGGCGAGCATCTTGTACTCGAATTCGTGCCTGTTCGAAACGGCGCGCAGCTCAAGCTCGATCAGATCGGTATATCAACGACGCAGACGATTACCGGGCAATTGCCGCTCATCGTTGCCTGGATGATCGAGCGGATCGCAGAACTTAGGCCGACGGACACACAATTTGAACGGCGCAACATCGCTTTTGAGTCGTTGAATAGCCTCAACCAAAAAACAGCAAACCCGTTACACGGCTGGTACGTGACCGGCGGCGAGACCGTCCGGGAGATGCTAGATTTATTTATCATGGACAGTGCTTCGGGCATCTGGACGCGCGATCACGACGGTGTTTTGCGGTTCGGTTTATGGCGCTGGCAGCCCCCAAGCGATCCGACTGCGATTGACACCGGTATCGTGTCAACGCGATTCGGGACGTATGAGGCCAAGCGTGTAACTTCCCGCACGGTCGGCGGCAAAAATTGGGTGCCGCTGCAGCGCGATCAGATGGCCGGCATTACCACGACATTCGAACAGCGGGAACGGTCTTTGATCATGGAAGAATTCCGCTGGTGGCGCGTCGGGCAGATTAACGGGGAGTTGTGGGGATGAGCGTCTTTTACGCTGGTGCACGAAGCGGCGAATTGCTGGCGATCGACGACCAGACGGGCAGCACGCTTCAGACGGTAACGCGGGGAAGCGCGTCGCCGCGCGGCGTTGCGGTAAGCGACGATGGTCAGACGGTGTTCGCCGCGTGGACCGATGGAACATCGATCGCCTACGACGCCGAACTGAACCAGCTCGGCTCGGTTCAGGGCCAGAGTGATGCCAATTGGGCGATTTTCTTCAATGGCTTTTTCTACGTCTCCGGATTTAGCCAAAAGGTTTCGCAGTACGACGCATCAAATCCTTCCTCGCCTTTCCTTGTCGCCGAAGTGGCGATCCCGATCTGGTCCGATTGGGGCACCTCGTCCAAATCGAGCGGCCTAATCTACGTCATGGATCGGTCGCCGCAGATATCTGCGATTGATCCCGAAACAATGTCGATTGCTGCAACCGCAACGTCCGACGCTGTGAATGACACTACCGGGATAGCGGCTAGCGATGAGGCGCTGTACGTGCCGAATAACCAGTCAGCGATCGGCGTGCATGACCTGCAATCATTAACCAAGATTGGGGAGATAGATTTTACTGCGTCCGGGGCGGGCAGAGGAATTGTCGCGCTCGGGAAATTGTTTTTCGCGCGGGGTTCGAACTCGCCGGGCCTGGTTAGGATCGATCTCGAAACTGGCGTTTTGGACGCGGATAATGCCCCGCCGACCGATCCGGGGCCGCCTATCAACTCCTTCGGCATATCCGGTTCCCAGGTGATTGGCGGAAACCTCGGCGGACTGATCAGGATATATTCGTTTGATTTATCGTCTATCGTCGCGACTAACACAAGTGCCTCGGATCTGATTTGGGATATCGGTGCGATTCCTGCCACGGACACGTCGAGCATTCCCGTCCCTCCAGACGGTATCGACCCGTTAGCATCGCGGTTCGGCGACGGGACTAACTGGAGTCCGTTCAAAGAATTTGACCCGACGATCGGCGAGAGCGGCGGC